CGGCTCTTTTACACCGTTGATGGTGGAAAGGGCGCACATTGGGATATGCCTAACAATGACCTGGACACGGTCATACATGCACTCCTGGAGAGAGTTTATTACGTAAAATTGGATGGAAAATACCAATCTCCTCCAGCACCAAAAGGTGGTGAAAAGGGTGTGTTTGGAACACTCAGAAGTTTCTCGTCTCGTATGGATAAGTTCGCTAGGGAACACGGAAAAGTGGCTCCTGTATCTGATTTAGAATTTCTAAACAAATACAGTGGTCAGAAGAAGGGAATTTACGAGAGAGCAATTGAATCTCTAAAGACGCGACCTTTAGAGGTGAGAGATGGGCGCATACAGATATTTGTAAAGGACGAGTATCTGAAGGCAGGAGGTGCTCCTAGAGCTATCCAGCCGCGTAGCCCGCGTTTCAATGTTAGGTGGGGCAGGTATATACAAGCAGTGGAGGAACTAGTATATGAGGGGATCAACAGCATCTTCGATTCAACAGGTCAAGGTCGGCGCACTGTAGCAAAAGGAATGAACTTACATGAACGTGGAACTGCCATAGCAGAGAAATGGAGTAGTTTCCACGACCCTATTGCTATATGCGTTGACGCAAAACGATTTGATCAGCACGTCAGTCAGCCGATGTTAAAATTTGAATTTAGCATCTACAAGAAGTTCTTACAATTATCAGCCGGAGAGGATTTGGAGCATTTTGATTATTTGTCAAAGTTTCTCCTGACGAATGAAGGCAGATATTATGGGAAAGACGGAAAGATTAAATACAGTGTAGACGGACGGCGAATGTCCGGCGATATGAATACATCATTGGGTAACATCACAATCATGTGTGCTTTATTATGGACGTACATTAGGTCTTGCAAATTGCTTGGCCATGTGGAAGTCCTCAATGACGGAGATGATAGCGTAATCATTCTTGAGAGAAAGCACAAGGCGCAATTCTTGGACAACATGAGCAAGTGGTTTCTAAATATGGGATTCACCATGACCCTGGATGGTATTTATGAAAATTTGGAAGAAGTTGAATTCTGTCAGTCGCGGCCGGTTAAGCTGCCTGACGGTTATTGTTTGGTCCCTCGACCATCCAAAAGACTATACTCCGACTTGGTCTCAACTAAGCCTATACATTCAAAGAAAGTCTATAATGAATGGCTAGGCTCGGTGGCTGGG